GGTAGCCACCCTCAGGTGGCCTTGCGGTAATGTGGAAGACAACATCCCACATTTCCATCACGCTAACGACTACATACCGGCCACGGGCGGACAGATGATCGACGTGTCTTGTCTCACGGAAAAAGAAGCTAGATTTGTTTTACTCATGCTAGGCAAATGGAACAGGACTACCAGGTACAGACTTGACTTCGATCTACCTAAGTTAGTTGACGGTGTAGCCTATCGTAGGGCCCAGCCGGTTGGAGGCCTGGTCGAATTCATAGGTGAAGGGCCAAATGTCGAACCCATGCCTCAGACACTGACATCTGGGGAAGCATGGCGCACGTTGCTGTCATATGTAGCGCATAATGGGCTGTATGGTAGTTTCTCCGTCGCCTTGAACGTGATAATATCAATGATGGCACAAATGGTACCGGCTACCGCAGAAGGGCACGTGTGGCTTGAGGAGGAGTTGCAAGTGGTCTTACCTCGATTCGAAGCTGTGCGAGGTCGATACCCCTTCTTTAACGAAGGAGAGAAGGCGTTTGTCTCACATAGGGCGTTAGCTGAGTGGCGTATGCTCAATGCGAAGCAAGAGCGGATTTTACTCCTAGCAAATATATATGCTCAGGCTTACCAAACAGGCCTTGCTGTTCGGTCGTTGCGATACAATGTAGAAGAGAATCCCACTGACTTATTTGCCACTGAGTCGATGTTCATCAGTCCACAAATGTATTTACCTGCGGCAGCATCAGAAGCACTACGGCATCCTGTACCTCTAAGTGGCATGTCAGGAATAGCATTTACTCATACTAATCGGTTAGACAGGCCTGTAGCGGGTAGACGGGTTAAGGTCACTGCACAGGATCAGAGGGCCGTGGAGAACTACGGCATAATACAAGAACATGACGTGCAGTATATCGTGGTAGAGAGGACGCCATTTGCTGGAGTGCCTACATTACTACTGCCTTTAAACCCGTTTAAGGACGTAACACCGTTCACGTTAAGAGGGTCAATAGATGCAAGTAAACTAGAGCGAAACAGGCTAGGCTGGAAGGCCACACCATATCACCTATGGCACTGGGCGTGGGCTAGCAGGCTATGCGGGTATGACATTAACATAAGTACATCAATGCAACTAGTTAATGGCAAGCGTCCATATGCGCCGAATGAATCATCTTGGACCTGGCCGCTCATGGTAAAGGATGAATATCTGGGTGAAACCATTACTGTAACCGGGCTTGAACCACGTCAGAATAGGTTCATATCTTTGCCGCCCATACACGCACAGTTCTATCGCGGAACAGTTGACTTCAACTTTTCAATAACTTCTCAGATGGTGAGCTTACCTAGACGGGAACAAGCCGATATGATCTGTGAATATGGTGCCACCGGTGGTC